AACATTGTCTTAGAATATCGTTGCAGGTCAGCGTCGAGCAACCCGTTAAGCTCACTCAAGCTGGCTGAGAAGGGCGTACCCGACAGGGTGTTGTTGTAAACCTGCTGATATAACGCCTCTACAAACTCATCTGCCAACTGCTCATGGCCGGTAAAGCTAAACTGCTGTAACTGCCCGATAACACTCTGCGGCACTCTGAACGCCGCGAACTGCTCCATGAACTCCCCAGTCAACGCTACCGCATCAGGGTACTCACGGATGATGTCATCAATGACAGTCAGGTATTCGTCACGGACAAGCCCGTCGATCTGTGTCCGAAGTGCTAAGGCCGCATCAAGGTCAAACAGCTGACCGTCGCTTAATGGTAGGCCAGCCATCAAGTCAGTAAGCCCAAGCCGCAACTGCTCTATAGCACGTAAAAGGCGACGCTCATGGTTAGAGGTCGCCCCTGCTAGTGCTTTGGTTAGCTCTTCACTGTCCATTAGTTACGGTTTGGACTCTCTCAGTCAACACGTCACCACCGGCAACATCCTCAAGGCCAATCTTCTCGCGCACCTCGTTAGGCGTCACCATGCCGCTATCAATGTGGTACTTGTAAATCTGCGTCTCTTTGGTGAAGTCGCCAACCGCTGTTGTGGCTTCTTCAATCTCAGCGTGTGCCTGTGCAAGCACTTGGTCATCAAGAACAAGGTCTGCAATCTGCTTATCAATCTCACGCAACAAGGTGACAGACTTAACGCCACTGGCTCGCGTTTTCTGCAAGAACTCAAGCTCTGTCCCGTAATCGCGAATGTCAAAGCTGTCAGGATAGCTGACCTCTACCTCGTGCAGATTGTGTCCCTGCCACCGACACCACAACTCCCATAACTGCTCTTCGGCTAACTCAAGGATGTCGGCTTTCTCTGCCAGCTTCGCGTTCAACATTTGGAACTCTGTCTGCATAGCAACGCCTGACTGCGTCATTGCCTCTGTGCCGCGTACTGCGCCCATGTGGGCCATCCTATTGATCGAGTCGATCTTGTCCTCTATAGAGGCTCTGATGGCGTCTAGGTTAGCCCCAGACGGTTGCATCTGGTATGGCTTTAATCCTGCGTCAATGTCATCGCTAATATTGATGACTGCACCGGCACCAGCAGTCGCGTCAGTGTCGAAGGTCTTAACAAGCGTCGGGTGATTAGAGATGCGGATGAGCTGTTCGATTTCCGATAGCTCTTGATAGATCGCTTGTTGCATATAGCTGATGTCAGAGATGTCGCTGATACCGATGCCGCGAACGATTGATCGGTTAGCCGGTACGTTGACCGCCGGTATCTTGCCGATGGGGTTGTCGATAGTCTCGACGATCTGAGCTTCATCACCGAGGTAACGGATAAGCTGTATCTGCTCTTTGGTCCAAATGCGGAAATACGTTTCAGTCGTTGTGCCGTCGATGCGGTTTACCGACTCGCGCACCTTCATGTAGGTCAGCTCATGGCGACCGCTAGGCATACGCTCATACTTCCAGTCGTAAACATTCTCAGGCGTGACCAGTGTGACGTATGGCCGTATCTCTTGATCTAACTCTTCGGCTCTAGTGCTTGCCGTCGATAGAGGCTTGTCCATCATGATCCAGACGTGACCGTACACGCTTGACCATATCTGAGCCTCACGCATAAAGCTGTTGAAGTTCTGGCCGTCGAGGTTAGCGTCTTTAATAAACGCCTCTAGGTCTGCACTGCCTTCCATCTGCTGGAAGTTACGAGTCGGCGGTTGACGCCATAAGAACGACGAATAGACGTGGACCACGTTGCGACAGTGGTTATCTAACGGGGTCAAAGCCAAGCGGCGCGAGTATGCGGTCTTATCTTCGTTGAGGTAGCTGGTCAGGTAGGAGCCATCACGGTAATCCTGACCACCCATGTATGACCGAACATAGAACTCCCAGCGGTCTAGATTGTTTTCGTAATCGGGATGCTGGTACTCGATATCTTCGTAATACATTTACGTCCACCTCTGCGGGGCTTGCGGCTTGTTGGCCTTGCGTATGGGGAATAGATATTCAACGGCGTAGCCCAGTGCGTCATTCATGTGATCGAAGCCGTCCTTCTCTGGCTGGCTGGTGCCTTCCTTGTAGGTATGGCGTTCCAATGATTCGATTACCTTCTTGCACTTAGGGTCTACAAACAAGCGCCTATGCCCATCCTTAGACAATAGACGCGAGTTTACGCTGTTTATCCTATCTCTTACCGCCGCGTGAGATGACCTTACTCGCACCTCAAATCCCGCGTTTTGCAGAATGGACAAATCCGTTCTACCCCCTGCGCTCGTTTTACGTTGACGCGATGCAGGGTCAGGGTATATGACTATTGTACCATTTCCGTAGCGTGTGCGAATCTCTGCGACCATTTCATCGGTGTTACTGCCGAACATCACAATCTCGTCGAATACGTGCAGTGTGTCGCCCTTACGGGTCATCAGGACGGCAGACATCGGATCGAGGTTGAAGTCCATCCCGACGTGGATAACAGAGCGGTCGCCGTCGTGTCTAATTACTGACTCTTCTCGCTTAAATGAGTAGTAAATAATGCCGCTGAAATTGAGGAACTTTGCACCATATTCCTGCTCGAATGTTCTTTCGTCGAGGTCTGCTTTGGCGCTCGCAATCTCCTCTGGCGGGACATTACCGCCCTCAATGGTCGTGTACTGGTAAGACTGCCATCCGTCATCTTTGTCTACTCCCTTGCCGTACAGATCATAAAAGTGGTTGCGTCCTTTAGGTGTGCCAATAAAGAGGGCGGCTGATCCTTGCCTGTCTGACAGCGATGGACGTATAACCTCGTACCATGCCTCTTTGCGCATATCAGCGAACTCGTCAAGAACGACAAAGTCTAGTGACCGTCCGCGAAGGTTGTCAGGCTTCTCAGCGCCTTTGAGTGCGATGGTAGAGCCATTCTTTAGCGTGATGCTCAGCGATGTCTCGTTAGTCTTGCCAACGTATTCTCTAGGTATCTGGCTGGTCAGCATATCCCATGCAATCTCTTTAGCCGCCTTGTAGGTCGGTGCCACATACCAGACGTTCTGATCGGGCTTACTAAGTGCGCGGTTAAGTAGCTCTGCTGTGCTTAGGAATGTCTTACCGAAACGTCTACCCGCGACCACTACACGGAAGCGGGCAGGACAGGTAAAGATGTCAGACTGCGGCGGGGTCAGTTGCATTCGTAAGCTGTATGACGACAGGTGGCAGGTCAGTGACTTCGGTCTGCTCTTCTTTCATGTCTGGCAGGTACTTGTTGAGTAGTCTGATGCGTTGCTCGTTTGCAATTTTAAGCTGTTGAAGGCGCTTGTCGAAGTGCTGGTCAGACTCAGGGTCTAGCTGTTCGATTTTCTCAATGTTATCAAAGACGTAATCAAGCCGACCTCGCTCTGCCAAATAGCTTCTGAGTTCGTCCTGCCTGATGCCTCTTTCTCGTTGCGCTCTAGTCTTCGCCATCGTCTATTGGTGACGGTATACCTGCGGCCCACAATAGGCCATGCGTTTGCCCGTCTCTTACCTCTCCGCGTTTGATGTCTTGGTCTGACATGGGGTACGTCTCTACCGCGCCGTCATCGAATGCGACGAGATAGCTACCTTCATTTCTTGGCATACTGCCTTGCTCTACAGGATGCCAGTCTATCGTTACGGTCTGCAACATATAGTGTCCCCCGCTCATATTATACCAATATATGCTAAAAAGTTGCGGACAATAAATAACGCCTATTTAATTGCCGCTAAATTACAGGCATAAAAAAGCCCGCACGAAGCGGGCAAGGGGTTTCTCACACCCAAGGAAGCTACGGACGGTAGCGTACTATCTCTAGTGGTGGCTCTTCGTTACTACTTAGCTTCACGACTTTAAAGTCTGTCAGTATGGCGGCGTCTTCTTGCCATCTTATAGCCATCGCCTCTGCCGCCCTCACTGCGATGATCCAGTCTTCCATGTCCTCATTACTAAGCGAGACAAGCCTTTCCATAAATGCCTCGCCAGTCAGGATGCCCGTCCCTGCCATTTGTTTTCTCCCACAAGTCAACGAATTCGCAATAGATGTCTTCTTGAGCGACAGCATCTTCGTAATCACCCTGCCCAACTATCCCGAATGCTATCACTACTAGCAAGAAAATCACCGCATATTTGATGTTCGGATGTAAGTGCATCGACGTACCCCTTCAGTTTTGGATTGTTTTTTAGTTTTTGCAACGCTCTGATTTCGATCGTTCTGATTGTTTGACGGCTGACACCCATAACGTCCGCGATTTCTTGATGCGTCATGTTGTAGCCGAAGTCTAAAGCCCGCGCCATTAGTCCTCCCACACCTCTAGTGAACCTTCGTTCATGTCGCACAAGCTAAGATCGCCAGCCTTGTACGCCTCCATCTCTGATTCGTACTCAGGCTCAGACGTGTGCGCCTCGCCACCGTCCCGACCAATGATCGTGTATCCCCACATAATTTTCCCCTTAAAAGTAAAGGCCGCTTATGCGGCCATGAGTGCGTTAGCTTTTCTTTCTGCCCATTCTTCTTCACTGAAAAAATCGCAAGGCCATTCAGTGTCTTCGACGATAATGATTTGGCAAGCACCGTTGTCCATGACTTTTGAAATGCCTTTCTTTGTGAGGCTAGTTACAACTCCGCGCAACACGCTAGTAGCAAGGCCAGTCTCTTCAGACAGTTGACCGAAGCCACACTGGTCCATCTCGCAGATGTCATAAAGAGCGTTTATTACTGTAAATTCAAGATTTGTCATTTGATTTATTCCCTTAGTAAGTGACTATGGATACTAATCTACTACCCAAAATTATCCTTTGCAAGCATTTTATTATCTTTTTTTGATAATTAATTAGGGGAAGGGCTTTTGCCTGAGTAGGCAATGACAGATCAGTTACCCGTAGTGTCGGGCAATCTCTGCGATGAAGTGGTCTTCGTTGGGGTGACGTGACAGCCGCTTGAGGTATTCTTCCTCACCGATGCCCTTGTCTCTGCCCAATCGAGCCAGTAGCTCTGCGGTCTTGTCAGTAACGACAATGTGGTGCCGCTCTGCAAAAAACTGTCTTTGGCTTTGTACACACATAACAAAATCCTCCTGTTACGTGGTTATTATATCAAAAGCGAGCAATCAGTTATAGGAAATCATCACATAGTCAGAGTCTTGCTCTTTGAGCTTGATCTGCTCGCGGTAGTGCTTGGCTATCTCGTCACGCACCGATTTGCTTTCCTTGAAGATGGCAAGCGACTTCTCGCGCAATATCTCCATGTGGCCTTCGCCTAAATAATCGTTGCACCAATCCGCAAACATTATTGGCGACTCAGTGAAAAGTCGGTGGCAGGTATAACAGCCGGTCAATAAATTATCGAGCGAATAGCGGACCGCTTTGTTTCTGCGCCCATAGATGTGCATTGCCTGATTCGTTTCTGTGTTGCCACATCGCACACAAGCGCCGTCACGTAGCCTTACCGCCTTGCTACACCATATATCGGCGTTCGTTCGCTTTATCGCCATAGTAAGTCTCTTTAGTGAATTGTCGTTCGCGTAGTATTGCTCTTTCAGTGTGACCGCAATTACAAGCCCAGCCTTCGAGCTTGCCGTCAGGTCGGGTAAACATCGGCACCATGTCGTTATGGCACCTAGTGCATCTCATGGTCTTCTCGCATTTCTGACATAGGGGTTATCAGTGCCGCGAGCCAATTTTGAGTAAACGAATCAATGTCTACGTCGATGGTAATGCCTTCGGGACACATGACGTCAACGTAAACATCGGTCAGTTCGTTGTTGCGCATATTGCTGGTCGCACCCATGATTGCTTCTAGCCTGCAAACAACCGCCCCACCATCGGGTAGGGGCATCGAGAGGATTGGGAGTTTTGTCATTGCAGTGCCTCGATACCAACTTTAAACCGGCTGAACTCGCCGTATTCTTTGTCTAATACTACACAAGAAATAGATCGTTGTGACCCGAAGCCAGAACCTGAGTGCCAAGAATCAGGGGGCGGGAGTACCGACCACGATTCCCATGTAAGCCCCCCCAGCTCTTCTGATTGCTTATGATGGATATGACCTGTCCACGCAAAGCGGTACTTTGTTCTGCCCCACTGCTCGGCGTAGTCACGTGTGATTGCTTCGTATAGCTGGCGAGTGCGTATCTTGTCGCCGTGATGTGTCACTACGAAGTTGTTGCCCCACTCGAAGTGAATGAACTTGTTGAAGTTATCAAACACCTTTACGCGCTTCTCTTTCTCGTAGTACATCCGAAGCATCTCGTTCAGCCACAGTGCGGCATCTGGGTCGTGATTGCCTCGCGCGTTGATTAGCCATACCTCGTCATACTGCTGAAGCATCCGAGTCACAATGATTTGGAATAGGTTGCCTGCGGCCCTGATGGTCTTTCCTGCCCTGTCAGAAACATCAAGGGGCGTCCCTGCGCCTGTCTCGCCTTTTAAGTTATTAGCATGGATCATGTCCCCCACGTTAAGCAAGACGCCTACAGAGCAATCGCCAGTGCTTGCTACGAGCTTGTCCACGCCTTTAATAAGTGTGTCTTGCGCTATCTGCAAGTCCCAAGGGTCGCCGCCTGTCTCTGGACTCCATGCCAACATCCCAAGATGATGGTCGCCAACGATTGTGACTGCCATGCGGTCTTTGTGTTTTTGCGCTTTGCTTTTCTTGATCGGCTTTGCCAAGCCTTTGAGGTCGTCTTTTAAGCCTTGTTTAAAGTGATCCAACGCGACTTGCAGTGCGTGTTCTTTGTCAGACTGGCTCTTAACCCATTGGCCGACCGGCTTGCCTTCATCGTTGTAGTAGGTCGATACGCCCTTCACGCTGAAGCCATCAGGGACAGTGTGAATCATGTCGTGAGCAGGCGAGTGACCTTGCGTGGCGGCCTTGCCCTTTACATTTTTTATGATGTCACGAGCAGAGTATTTTCCTATCCCTAATGTGTCACCAATTTTCTGGCAGCCTAACCCCTCTTCATGCAGAGTGATGACCTTGCGCTGATGCTCAGTTGTACAAAACTGCAATAAG